TGTGAATCCTAAATTCGCCGACCTCTGAAACTGAGGCAGTCCTGCATAGTCACCCATCTGTGCAAGTCTTGCTGTCTGCCAATATGCCTGTGGTTGACCAGCGAAGGTTGCCTGTACAGCAGGAGACATTACTCCTGCAGGAGAACTACCAAACCAGTTAGTTTGAGGCCCAGCAGTTTGCCAATCATAACCTGTTCCCATAAAGTCGCCGACTGCCATTTTCTTACTCCTTACTGTCCTGCCATTCTTAAATATGTATTAGCAAGTTCATCCATGTAGGCATTATCACCTACCTGTGGTGCTGATGTCCATAAGCCCCCACTACCCCATAACGGATTCCATCTACTACCTATGTTAAGAATATTAGACCAATCTGTTGCTGGTGGTGTATATCCTGCACTGGGTGGTACAGCTGCAACCACGGCATTTGATGCTGTCTGTTGTTCCGCTGTAGCCTTCTGTTCATAGTAGTTCTTTATAAATTGTTCTTTGCCAATAAGATTAGGATCGTTAGCTTCTCCCTGATAGTGCCATTCACCATCTATCCATGTATAGATAGAAGTAGAATCACCAAAGGGAGTTGGATGAGGGTCTGTTACTCGTTGTTGTCCGTCCTTTAATATAACTTCTTTCTTAGATGGTGTTATGTAAGTAGCTGGTGCAGAAGGGGTGTCATCAGAATCAACACCACGGCTGACTGTACGCCCTACGTTAAAAGGATTATAAGTGCCAACCCAACCCTGTACATTTCCTGTAGGTTTTTCTACTATCCTTCTATACTCTTCAGGAATATCTTGCCCCTGTATTGTTGGGGCTGTGAGGGCACCCACTAACTCATTTATCGATAGATCCCGATCTAAAGATGGAGTAATAGATGGGGCTGCAGGATGAGTTGCAGGAACATACTCCCCAAACTCATTCCACTCGTTGTAATGTGCCATCTTTTTATCCTAATCCAGTGGTGTAACTGGAAGTCTTTTTCTTCTCTCATCCATCCATGCAGTAAATCCACCTACTGGCTGTCCAGATGCTCCTACTTGAGATTCATACACATCATATAATTGTGACAGGTGTTTTCTCAATGCCTCAGAAGTATATCCTTCCCCTGCGCCAAGTGCGGTAGCTGTCATGTTAAGTATATCTGTCTTGGCTCCTGAACCTTGCATCAGAGATCCAAGAACTCCAAGTTTTAGATTTCTGGGATCAGCTGGGCCACCTTCAAGACTTGCCCATCCACTGGGATCAGATGCCAGTTGTGATGCTGTTACCAAATCTTGCCAATCTTGACTACGGTCACGACCTTCCATGCTAGGTAACCACTGGTGAAAGGGTGTCAACTGTCCATCTGCAATACCACCAGAAAGAAGGAACTGTCCTCTTGCTGGACGGAACCCATGTTTTCTTGCTCCCCACATCACAGGGTTGAATGCATCTTGTCCCATCTCTCTGGCCCTGATGATGTCCCACTGTTCTGAGGGACTTTTTGCATATAGGCTGTCTGCACCTGCTATTGATGGTAAGCCAGTAGTTGTAGCAGCCTGACCAACTCCTGCTCTTCTATATTCATTAAACGTCTTGTTGTACTTAAAGTAGTTTCCGTTTAGTTCATATAACCTTGTATCATCACCGATAACCTCATCAAGCTGTGCCTGTCCCAGAGATTGAATACTTCCATCTTTAACCGAATACATATTTTGATTAGCAGGATCTATATACAGGTAAGAACTATCTTCTTTCTGTTGTTCTACAAACTGAAAGGTTCTGTTGTTTATAGCATTCAGTACAGATGAGTATGTGCGAGATTCAGGATCTAGAACTGTTCCTGTCAGATATCCTTCTGACTTCGCTATCTCTGTCTTTGTAATGTCAGTCTCAGTTGTAGTTCCTGGACTAGTTAATGCTTGTATATCAGTAACTAATTCGTCAGTTTCTGATACGTCCTTTTGTTCTTGTTTAACAGCAAAATCCATCTCTTTTTGAGGATATGTAGCTTCAAGCAATCCTGGAACAACTGCCTGTGCCATAGGTGGAATCATATATTTCATAGATCCTTTGATATCTAGATCTCCCGGTCCCCCTGCAGCAAGTAATGACTCCTCTTCTTCAGGGTGTGCTTCAAGATAGGCTGCCCTTAATTCCTCTGGAGTCTGCTGTGGAACACTGGGTTGCTGTGGGAATATAGATGCTGTTGAACGAGCATTCTCCAACTCAGACATGGGGTATTCACTCAACAGATCTGTTATCGCACGGCGAGGATCTATCTGGCTGATAGTAGGCTCAAACTCAGTGATCCTCGTATCAACTATGTCATCCTCTCCCTGCCACCATGTCTTCTGATTAATTTCCTCTTGTCTCTTTACTCTCTCTACTTCCCTACTCAGAGTATTCGGATCTATGCCATATGCTGTGGCAACCTCGTCAATGGTCTTTTCATAGAAGTTCTCCTGACCATACATGGGAAGAACAGTATTAACTGCCTGATCCAACTTCATCTTATTGGGAGAAGGTGTGAGATCGGTCAGCATTGCCTGAACAAGAGCATCACTGGCAGATTCCGATGCAGCCTGTCCTGCTATCATCGGATCACCAGTAGCCTTTAGCACCTCGCCATATATGTCTCCCTGCCCTCTCTGGAATGCCTCTTCACTGCCACCGTATGGATCAGGAGTATCTGGTTGCCCTGTAGAACCAATATTGAGAAGATCTTCAGGAGATGAGAATCCCTGTGTGACCAGGTCCGTAAGCTGTCCGAACATCTGGGGAAGTGTAAATCCTTTAGCTGCCATCTTTTATCCCCCCGGTCCTACAAGACCCATCTGCCGTAACCTCTCAGCTTCACCCATCGCTCCCGGTCTTTGCTGACCGGGTGGAACCAGTGGTCCTCCCTGTGGAGTGGGCACAGGTGGCGGTACTCCAGCCATCGCAGGTGGCATGACCTGTGGCGGTGGCATAGGTGGCAATGCTTCTGGTGGTGGGGCACCCGGTGGCACTGGAGGCAATGCACCTGCGGATGGGGCAGGCGGTACCCCACCGCCTAGATTATCTGCTAGCATCTTGGCTTTACTCAAGAGCATAGCTGTCAGTTCCCCGGCATAAAACTCCGCAAGGTCATCTCGCCCCTGTCTCATTGCTGCCTGATAGAGGGTCCACATCCCTGCCTCTGGCAGGGTTCTCTCTGCGATCTGTTCCTTGATCGTGTCTTCCAGCTGGTCTGCATCCTGTACTCCAAGGATGTTATCCCTGATCCACAGATCGGGCATAAGGGGAGTCACACCTTCTCTTGCGATCTGTGCCATGGAGTACTTGGACATATCATCCTGTGGCAGTCTGGGCATCAGTGACACTTCGACATCACCACTGTTCCTCACCACTTCAGGAGTAATCTCTTCTGAGAAGTACATCCTGTAGTTATCACGACCTGAGAGTTCCATGGCAGAGAATGCGCCTGTCGCATACTGTTCACAGAGTAGCCTGCAAATCTGTCGATAGGCGTGTTCCAGTGCAATGACCCTTGGAGATAAAACCGACTCTACTCCCTGCCTCAACGTGTTAATGGCAAACCCGGACAGCTGGAACTGGAGTTCTCCATACACCGAATGGGGAATGGAGCCTCGCTGGAGTTCCCCGGATACCATGCCCATGTATGCCCCGGTCTCCCTGGCGACTTCCATCAGTCCCAGTGGCTCGATGTCCTCTCCCTGTGCGAGAGATATCTCAGTCCCTTCCTTGTATGGGTCTTCTTCCAGTGTCTTCTGCCCATCTCTGGAAGTTATCTTGATCCCCTGCTTGCGTGACCTTGCGGTCATCTCAAGCATGACGCTCATCATAAAGTTATGCTTGTCGTATATTTCCCTGGTGGACTTGAAGATAGACTCTCCGTAGTCCTCAACCGTGTCTTCTATGGACGACCATTCCAGTGACTGTATCAGTGGGTTGGCACCGACAGGCCCAAGGAACACAGGGACACAGTTACTGCCGTGCCTGGTCCTTCTCTTTATGAACCTGTGGGGTATGGCAACGAAGTTGTCATCACGGTCATAGAAGTCATATACATCTATGCCGTCCTCATCCATGCGCTCTGTGCCAAGCTTGACATTGTACTGGGACTCGATCTCCCCCTTTGTCTTCTTGACCTTGTAGCAAGCCCATGCAAGACCCTCGTCATCTGTTCCCCAGAAGGTATGCATCGGGTCCCAGGGAGTGACATCCACATGGGTGGTGTCGTCCCTGTTCTTAACCAGAAGTGCCCTTCCTGCATACCATCCCCTGAGTGTGGCATACCATGCCAGCTGGCTCTGGATGTTTGGCTGCAGCCTGTCTACCAGGCGTTCATTGGCTGCTCTCAGGGCACCGATAACGAAGCGTTCTTTCTCGTTATTCTTTTCCCTGGAGTTTCTGGGGTTTCCGTTTAACGGAATCCTGACTATAAGTTCGGCATCGGAGAGCCAGGAGATTATCTTGTCGGCATATGTCTGTGGCTCGTTGGATGTGTATGACTGGTATCCGTCACCTGCGTCATAGGGTGTCAACCTGTACAGGTCATGGTCCGTGTCCATCCGGGAACGGAGAGGTTCCGTAGAATCATAATGGGAGTCTACGAGACTGATGATGTCTTCTACTTTTCTTCTAGCCACCTACCACCTCTTAACCTTGATGAACGAGTTATTGCGTAAATGACCGTACCCGAACCTGTCCACAAGACCGTAGACCACAGACTTAACACCGTGGTTATTCCTGTCTTCGGGCGACTCGCCCACTATATTACCATCTCGATCAGTTTTCCAGCGATAGGCTCTCGTCTGTCCATCGAATGGGTTTGGCTCCGCACCAAACTCCGACAGAATGCCGTGACAGCTTGGATTGAAAATGATTTTCGGCATATTAGAAATAGGATCGGGCTTCAAAAAAGACTTCAGCCTTTCAGTGCCCTCGTTGATCCTTATCTTCTGCGCAGCAAGATATAGTCCTGTTTCCTGAAGCCATATCTCTGCCGGGGCAGACATAGCCTGATGCTGGTATCCAGCTATGTCGATTACCCCACCTTGGACATCTTTCCACCATGGGCGTGACTTCGCTATATCGATCATTTCCGTAGTGATCAAGCCCTGTTCGTAGATTTCGTCTATCACGCATATCTGCCCATTTATATCCTGTACTACCTCTATCGCATATCCACCAGCATAACCGGGGTCCATCCACAGGTAGACAGGGTCACCTACAGACCATGTTGCCTCATCACTTATGTGGATGTCTGGTCTGAACTCCCCGAAGACAAGTCCCTGTGGCGGTGTCGGTATGCCTTCAATACGCTCCATAAAGAAGTCGTCAGAGGCAACAGCTTTAAGTCTAAGTATTTCAGGATCATCTCTGCCTCCCGGATACAAATACTGGTTTGAATAGCTTGGAAGTGAGAAGGACTGCTCCTGTTCTCCACCGTGCTGCCACTGCTGGAACAGCTGCGGATACCATCCAAGCGAACCTTCAAAGGTACCGCCAAGAAACATCCATCCACGCTTTGGCGCACACCTGCCCCTCATCCTGTGGAAACTCTCAAGGTCCAGCTGTGATGCCTCACACCCTATGATCCCATTGGGTGCCCTCATAGCCAGCGTCCTTGGGTCTTTAGCCGACTTGGTCTCGATCCTGGTGCCGTCAGCAAGCACGATCCTGCCGGGATCAACACGCTTGGTCACCTCATC